GTTCAATCCCGCTTTTAGCTTCACTGATAATCCAATTGCTTCCGCTGAATACGCTAGAGATGAGAATGGTGATATCCAAATAAAGCCGTAATATGCCATTAACAAAAAGCATCTCTAAAAATATTAAAGAGCTTTATGCAGATAACAAAAAAAATGGTAAAAGCAAAGGAGATAATGGAAAGCCTAGAAGCAGGAAGCAAATTATTGCTATTGCGGTTAATGCCTCTAAAAAGAAGTAATATGAAAAAAATGTCATCTAAGGAAATGGACAAGATGCATGAAAATATAGAGTCCAAAGAAGTAAAGGAAAAAGAAAAAAATATGAAGAAAGGTTCAGGTAAAAAAAAGCCTTGTTAGCTTATTTAGTCTAGACATTTAGGTGTCTAGCTATAAGTAAGTTAACCAGTGTTAGCGCTATGTTATGAGCTCAGCAATGCCTACAAAAAAAATGAGAGAGGTTTTTAAAAAAGTTGTAGTGGAAAAAACTCACGACACTTATAAGAAAGCCATGAAAGAAGCAGGGTATTCAGATGCCACTGCTAATCTTCCAAAGAATGTAACTGGAACTAAAGGCTGGGCGATGCTAATGGATGAGTATTTGTCTAATGAGAGCTTAGCTAGTAAACATAAAGAGCTTTTGGAATTGACGGATGCAAATGGAAGGATAGATGTTCAGGCAGTTGGAAAGGCTTTGGATATGGCTTATAAACTTAGAGGAAGTTATGCTGCTGAAAAGAACTTGAATGTAAATGTTAATATATCATCTGTGCTAGATGAATTAGATGTATGAGCGATGCAAGACTACTGAATAAAGAATGGAGAGTAGAGCATTTATACAAGATAATCGACATTAATCAGCATAAAGTTGTATTTAAAAAGAATAGACCTCAAAGGCATTTTGAAGAGAACAAGCATACAAGGAATATTGTTTTGAAAAGCAGACAGCTGGGGTTTACAACTTATGAAGCGATAGACTTATTAGACGATACATTATTTTCAAAAAACTTTGCGGGCTTGTTCATAGCTCATACACAAAACGATGCAGTTGAAATATTCGATAAGAAAATTGATTACGCTTGGAAGAACTTTGACTCTCGCTTATCCAGTCTTTGGAAAGAAGATGCAAATACGTCGAATAAGCTTAAGTTTGATTTTGGGGAGGGCAATTCGAGTTTTATATCTGTTAGTAATTCTGGCCGATCTGGCACTAATAATAGGGTTCATGTATCTGAGTTTGCGAAGCTATGCATTAAGTATCCTATAAAAGCAGATGAAATTATTACAGGCACAATCCCCTCAGTTCCACCAGACGGAAGATTGGATATTGAGTCAACGGCTGAAGGAATGGGCGGACATTTTTATGAAATGTTCTGGGAAGCGTGGAATAGAAAAAGACCACCAATGCCCACTGAGTTTCGAGCACATTTCTATAATTGGCGATGGGATGACAAGGAATTGGATAAAATCGAGAGGGAGATGGTTGTAGAAGAGATGGATGAAGCTGAAAAGTTTAGAGAATACCAAAAGTTGCACAATCTAACGAATAGGGAAATAACTTACTACTACACCAAATGGCTGAGTCTTAATAGAAGTTGGACGCAACTACACCAAGAATATCCAACAACACCCGAAGAAGCCTTTATATCTAGTGGAACTCCATACTTCAACAATGAAAAAATTGTCAAGTTAATTGCCAAAGCAACCGAGCCAATTTGCACAGGAACGCTGGAATTATATCAGGGTCAGCCGTCATTCGTTCGAGGGGAAGGAGATTTGAAAATATGGGAGATGCCTGTTGCTAATGAAAGTTATGTAATAGGTGGAGATACAGCTGAGGGATTAATGACTGGTGACTGGCAAATTCTAGATGTAATTAACAACCGAACATTGAAGACAGTAGCAAAGTTTAAAAGCCACTGCACGCCCGATGAATTAGCAAAGGTAGCAGTTGCCCTTGGCAGGTGGTATAACACCGCTTATATGGCAATCGAGGCAAACAAGGATGGCCTCTGGGTCAACACTGAGTGCTTCAAATTGGGTTATGAGAACTTATATTATAGGGAGCAGGTAGATGACATTACGCATACAGTTGCAAAGAAGTTAGGGTTCAAAACAGACATGAGTAGTAGGCCGGTAATTTTGGCTGAGCTTCAGAAGTTAGTTAACTCCCTGGAAGATTGTTGGAACGATGCTGGCTTCTTGCGTGAGTGTCTAACATTTATCCGCAATCAAATAGGAAGACCCGAAGCAATGCAGGGCGCCCATGATGATGAAGTAATGGCAAAAGCAATAGCAATGGCAGTTAGACACAACGCTCCAATCGCATACACTACTACCCCTACAATTCCAAAGAATAATTTAGAGATAACTAAAGCTCGATTAACAAGATTATATGGTAAAAAGCAAAACAACATTAGCCAAAGAGATTACGAATAAGATTAATCCAGAAGTTCAACACACTGTCGCCTATAATCCAGACAAAGAGGAGTTGGAAGTTAGAGATTATCTTATAAAACGCATCGATGTTCTAAAAGAAACTAAGAGCAGTATTTTAAATGGAGTCAATTACTTAGATATAATGAAGAGTGCTGACAGAGAGTATGCTCCTAAATTATATACGCAAGGCGACAATAAAGGGCGTGGTATTTTTATTCAAGATGAAACTACTGGCCTGCGTGGTTCAAGATTAGTACAAGGCGTAAGTGATGACGATAACTGGAAGAGCAATGTTAGTGAGCCTGTGCTATGGACGAAGATACAGACCGCTTTATCAATTCTAGTAGACCAAAACCCCGAAGCTACTTTCAAGGCAGTTCAAGAAAAGTACAAAATTAATACAGTGCTAGCCAAAGCTATTTGGAAGAGAAGTTGGGAGCTTGCTGGAAGCAAAGAGGCCTTAAAGCTAGTTATTTTTGATATTGCTAAATATGGTTGGGGAATTGGTAAGACATATCCAAGAATAATCAAAAGAGATAAACAAGTTCTAGAGTCTTTAGATGTTGCCAACCCAGAGAATAATGTTTATCGCAAAGATACCATTGTAGAGTTCAATGACATATTCCGCAAAAGATTAGACCCTTTCAGAACTTGGATTGATGACCAGACAAATCTAGCAGACCCATTCTCAATGCGTGACTGGTATTACGAAGAAGATTATAGCAAAGACAGCTTTGAAGAAGAGTTTGGAGAATATACCAATTCTAAGTATGTAAAGTTTGGCGCTATTGCAAATAAAGATGACTCCAATTCAGAGCAGAGCGTTCAGAGAGATGACCTTGTCACTGTTGGCTTTTATGAGAGCAAGAAAGATTTATATACAATTTGGATACCTGACCAGAATATCGTTCTCTACAAATCCCCTTTGCCAAATGACGATGGAAAATTAACATGCTGGTGGAGCTATTGGACAATTCGTGACCCACGAACTCCATACGGCATTGGCTTGTATGAAATTATAAAGAACGATAAAATACTTTACGACCGTTTGCGCAATATGACAATTGACCAGCTTGTCCTTGCTATTTACCCGATGCTATTCTATGCAGGACCTCCAGTGCAGGGCGACGGAGATATGAAGCTTAGTCCTAATGTCATTAAGCAAAAATTACCAGGAACTACAATAGACCAAGTCAAAATACAATATGACCAGAGAGGTTGGGACGCTGTAACGCATTTGACAGAAGACATTGATAATGTTACTGGCATTAGTCCAACACTTCAAGGTCAGGTTGAAGGCAAGACACTAGGAGAAGTTTTGCATGCTAAAGATGCAGCTCTAAAACGATTAAACATCCCCCTAGCTAACATCGCCTACACATTACAACAAGAAGCATTTATAACTCTCAGTTGGGCAAAGCAAGTTTACTCTGTTCCTGAAATTAAAGAGTTTGTTGATTTGGCTGCATACGAAAAAGATTTGATAGGTGGTGGAGATACTCCAGACGAATTAAAGGCAATTCAAGGCGGTGGAATTGAGGCTAGTTATTATAAGAATTTGGACTTGGGATTGAAGCAAAATAGAAGTAATGTTCTTATTGAGTCACCAGAAAATACATTTATGTCCTCATTTGGCCTAGACTTCAAATGGGAGGGCAGAATTACAGTCAAAGCTCAATCTATTATTAGCACTAGTCAGGAATTAGAAAGACAGAGGAAGCTAGAACTATTTAATCTTGTTAGTCCTGTAGTTCAGACAATGGCAATGTTGTTCTACCAACACGTAGACCCTAAAACTGGCCAAGCGTATACGCCTGAAGGTGGCAAAGAGGTTGCTATCTCTATGTATCCTCCACTTAAGCAGATTTTGGAAATTCAAGACGAGAAGCCTGAGAACTGGATACCTAAAGAGATATTATTGGTTGCTGAAAAGCCAGAGATACTACAACAACAAAAACAAGCGGGGGCACAATCTCAACAAATGTCACAACCGCTCTTTGTTGACCAAAATGAGGGCAATGCCCCACAACCAGGCCAAACCCCTCCACCGCCGAATACAGGGACTCCTGGAGCAATGCCAGCACCCACTGCCCCAGCCAATAATCAAGGTGCACCTACAGTAGTTCCACAAGGTCAAATATCTAATCCACTAAGAGCCTCTATGGCTCAGGTCGAAAGGCCAAGATAAAATATGATTATAGGAATAATGATTTTCTTAATTCTATTAATGCAGTTTAGTATGTGGTTAAGGTCTTATGAATAGTAAAGCATTGCAGCAATTACAAATGTCTCCGCAGTGGACTGCCATGGAGCAAGCCCTGCAGGAGTATTTGCTTAAGAACTTTGTTGAGGGCTCAGCCAAAAGAGCTAATGAGTTCGACACGATGTGGGATTTAGCAGTTCAAGAGGGTGGCAAATACCACCTACAGAACTTTTTTTCACAACTAGAACAGGAGGCACATAAAGTATGATGAAGGATAAATTCAAAATTGAAGAGAATGGATTGACGATTGAAGCTAATTACGATGAGGATAGCAAAGGATGTAAATTATTTCGCTTTACAATTGATAAGAAAAGATGTATAATTAATAGAGAGTTCATTTATCAGTTGTTAGTTTTAATGGGCACGGATGAAGATATTGAAAAATTGACAGAAACTAACTACGAGCAGATAACTTCTACCCGCAGAAAGCTAAGTCTAAGAGCAAAAAAAGACATCAAGGAAGGGGAAATGATAGAAGTGATGATTGACTTCCCTGTTCCAACTAGCACCCTCGAAAAAATAGATAAGTTTAGTTTAAAAAATAATCTCCCATCTTGAGGGAGTAAAACAACAAGTAAAAATATGGAAGAAGAAGCAAAGAGTGTAAACATTAAGAGTCTTAATAAAGATTTACAAGAATTCAAGGAGGAAGTAAGAGGAAGTGTTGACAAAATATTGGCAATTTTAGAAAAGCCAGTGGAAAAAGTAGAAGAAGCAAAAGAAATTGGCACTCCACCAGAAGGAGTAAAGAAGCTTCCACAGCAATACCAAGTTATTTTTGAAGAGTATTTTGACATTGAAGATGGATTTGTAGCTAGACTTGACTTCCAGAGCAATATTACATTTACAATTATTGTTCCATTAAAGTTTAGCAACATCACAGACGCCTATAGAGATTATTACCATAAAGATGAAAGAACAGTCGTTCTTAACCAAGGTGATATTGAGGGTGGAATTAGAAAGTGGTGTGGATTGGTAGCTAAAAACCTAAACTACAATAGGAAAGTAGTAACCAAATAAGTGAAAAAATCCATATTAAATAATGTTTATAGACAAC